AAGACAAACAGGTCGAGACGACCAACACCGCTACCGACGTGGTAGTGGAAACTCCCGAAAAGACGACCACCGAGACGGTGGCAGTCTCTAAGGCCGAATTTGACAAGATGCAGGCCGCGCTGAAAGAAGCTAACCGCGAATCAGCACAGCGCCGCAAACGCTTGGAGGAACTGGAAGCGCAGGAAGCCAGCCGGAAAGAGGCCGCGATGACCGAAACCGAGAAGGCAACCAAGCGCGCCGCTGAACTCGAAGCGAAGTTGAAAGCGTATGAGCGCACCGATGCACAACGCAAGGTAGCCGAGAAAGTCGGCCTACCCGCTGCGCTGGCGACCCGTTTGCAGGGCGAGACGCCCGAGGAACTGGAATCCGATGCAAAGGCGCTGCTTGAAACGCTGCCAAAACCAACCAAACCCGCACCAGGTATCAACGCCACGAATCCGGCTAATGCTACGAATGAAAAGACATTCGAGGAGAAACACCGCGAATGGAAGCAGACCGGGCAGATCGCGAATCCGTTTGCTGGCGGCGGGGTGAGTTGGCCCACAGTTGACAAACCTGACTAAGGAGTAGCCGGAAATGGCTAACGAATCTACTTATACGGGAATTAGCACCCTTATTGCTAATGTGTACGAGAACGCGATGCACGCTGCTTTTGAAGGCAACGTGGTTTCGCCTCACATCAACATCTGGCAGGACAGCACTTCTCCCGCCCCGCGCATCTTCGGCAGCTATTCGGGCGGCACGTTCTTAGCCGTTGCTGAATCCGCCGATAGCGCCGCGCAGGCCTTCAATGCTACCGCCGGCGGAACCGCAACCCCCGCCGTGTATGCGCAGATGATTGAACTGACCAACCGCCGCTTGCGCGCCGAACCTGGCCGCGCCACCACGGAGGCCGGCGTTCATCTTGGCAATACCCTTGCCAAAGCGGTTGACACGCATCTTGTCGGGTTGTTTTCCAGCCTGACCGCTGGCACCGTCGGCACCGCTGGCGGAACCTTGACCTGGGGCGACCTGTTCAAAGCGCAGGCTTACGTCCGCACGCAGAATGTGCCGGGTCCGTACACCGTCATCGTTCACCCGATGCAGTGGTACTACCTGGCGTCCGCCGCGTCCGGCGTTCCTACCCTCATGCAATCCGATGAGATCAAGAACTCGGTAATCGGCACGTTCTACCAGGCTTCATTTGGTGGATTGGATTTCTTCGTTGACGCCAACATCACCAGCGGCACGGCAGCCGTCGGCGGAATGTTCGCCCGACAGGCAATGTTCCTCGACATTCGGCAGCCGTTCAAAGTCGAACCGCAGTACTTCGCAAAAATCAGCGGTAACGGCGGCTGGGAAGTCAACGGCTCGATGGAATACGCCTATGGCGTGTACCGTCCGCTGTTTGGGGCCGGTTTGATCGGCACATCCGCTTAAGGATGATTGATATGCGGCTGGATAGCGTTCATGGCGCGAAAAGTGATTCCCTCCGTCACCTTCCAGCCGCCTTTGGAGGCTTGCGAAATGGAGAAACGCAAACTTGAAAATTAATTTTTTCTCAAACGCGATGCACTCGCCTACGGGCTACGGAAATCAAACAAAATTGTTTGTACCGCGCCTAAAAGCACTGGGTCACGAAATGACCCTTACCGCGTTCTATGGCGTTCAAGGTGCGCCGCTGGTACTCGACGGTATCAAGACTTACCCGCTGGTGAAACATCCTTACGGGCAAGACGTGATGCAAGCGCACGCCGACCACGCGCAGGCAGACGCGATTATCAGCCTGTTAGATATATGGGTAGTATCCGACCAACTCACTACGCCGTGGTTTCCGTGGTTTCCGATTGACTGCGAACCGATACCGCCGCGCGTATTAGAGCAAGCCGCGCGCGCAACGAAGGGTATCACCATGAGCAAGTTTGGTCAGCGCATGGCGACACAGGCGGGGCTGGAAACGTTTTACGTCCCTCACGGCGTGGATACCAAAGTATTTAGACCCGTTGACCGAGTAGAAGCGCGCAAGAAGCTGGGGCTACCACTCGACAAGTTTATTGTCGGCATGGTCGCCGCGAATAAAGGCAATCCGCCGCGCAAGGCGTTTCACGAACATATCGCCGCTTTTGCCGCGTTACACATGGCGCATCCCGACACGCTGCTTTACTTGCATACAGACGACGGCACGCACGGCGGCGAAGTAGTCAACCTGATTCAATACTGCCAGCGCATGGGATTGAAGCCGGGCGAGGACGTTTTGTTTCCAGACCAGTATATCTACCAGATGGGATTTCCAGACGACTATTTGGTTAGTTTGTACAACGCATTCGACGTCAAGATGCTGGTTAGTTTAGGCGAGGGATTCGGCATACCGCTGATTGAAGCGCAAGCGTGCGGCTGCCCGGTTATTACCGGCGCGTGGACGGCAATGGAGGAACTCTGTTTCTCTGGCTGGAAAATACCGAAGTCCGAAGCCGCGCCTTATTACATCGACTTCTTCGACGCCTTCCAATACCGCGTATCTGTACAGGCGTTGGAACAGCGACTACTCGCCGCCTACGAAATGCGCGGCAACGAGGATTATCGCAAGCGCGCGCGTGATGGGGCGCTGGCATACGACGCCGATAAAGTGGTCGAGAAGTATTGGAAACCCGTGCTGCGCGAGATCGAGAAAATGGCAGGCGACATCAACAGCGCACGCGCGTGTGAGCATGACTGGCACGGCGTGGGACTGTACAACAAGGACGGCTCGATCAGCGTACCTTGCAAGAAATGCGGCAGCGAAAAAATAGGCTTCCGCGACGGGCGCGAGATTATTGTCGCGCATGGCTTCGTCAACGACAAGACCGGCGTCACCTACGCCGAAGCAGACGGGCTGGAATGGCTATTGACCCGCGAGACCGTGCGCGAGTATGACCATGACCTGAACCTGCCGGCGTCACCCAAAGTTATTGACATCGGCGCGCACGTTGGAGTGGTGTCAATGTATCTTGCCAAGAAATACGGCGCGGAAGTGTGGGCTTACGAACCGCTGCCCGAGAACTACCGCCGCCTAGTGCTGAATATCGAGCGCAACGGATTACAGGACAAAGTACACCCGTTCAATCTGGCAGTCACCGGAGACGGGCGCGACGTAACTATTACCGCCAACATGACCAACAGCGGCGGCAACAGCATCTACGACGGCGGCGAGACGGTAGCACATTCAACCACGTTTGCCGAAATATTGAAACAGACTGGCGCGGTTGACTTGCTGAAAATCGACTGCGAAGGCGCGGAGTTTGAGATTTTAGCGGACGTTGAAATTCTACGCGGCAACGTTGGCATGGTACGCGGCGAAGTGCATAACAAACAGGGCGACGGCGAAAAGCTGATTACCGATATCAAGGCGATTATCCCGAATACCGAAATGGTGGTGCTGAAATGATGCGCCACGACGTGACCCGCAAGGTTCAAACCTTAGAAACGCTTGACACACTGTGTGTCACCAAATGCGTATGCGGCGCAACCTTCGAGCCGTGGCAGTTCATCATAACGCATCACAGAATCGGCGCGTCACAATGCCCAGCATGTCAGCGGCGATTGCATTACGCTGGCAGCCGGCATATTTACGAGGTGCGCGGATGAACAAATACGCCGTGATTACCGCGAAAAACGAAGAGGACACAATTCGTGACGTGGTTGACCAACTGGTAGCTGACGGCTGGCAGGTGGTGGTCATCAACGACGGCTCAACCGATGACACCGCCTGGAACGCCTTGACCGCCGGCGCGCAGGTCGTACACCAATACCCGTCGCAAGGAATCGGTAAGAGTTTGCTGCGCGCGTGGAAACACGCCTACGACAACGGCGCTGATTACATCGTACAACTTGACGCGGGTGGGTCACATTGCCCGGAACAGGCGCTGGAACTGCTAAGCGTCCTGATTATGGCAGACGCTGAATTGGTCATTGGTTCGCGGTTCACGGAATCAGGCGGCTTTGGTATTGCCCCTAAGAAGGCTGAATACATTGGGCGTAAATGGCGCGCGCTGGCTTCGATGCTGGCGGCGGTCATGCTGAACTTCGCGGCGCATCAGCACATTAGCGATTGGACTTCTGGCTACCGCTGCTTTTCACGGCGCGCGATTGAGGAACTACTGTCATTCAACTATTACCAGTCGATGCACGCGTGGCAGATTGAGGTATTGGGCAAGGCGATAGAGCGCGATTTCTACATTGTCGAAACGCCGATAACCTACACGGCGGGGCGGTCTAGCCTGCGATTGAAGGGCGTGAGTGACGCGGTATTGGAGTGGCTATGCCTGTTCAATCGGTAAAAGCCACGCGGAAGATAATCCGCAAGTATGTCAACAAGTGGGTAACGCCTATGGGTTTGGGTTGGTGGAATGTTGACGTTTATTACCACATGAACAAGAAAGAAGCGCTGAAATATTTCAAGACCAAGAAGCGCGAGTGGATGGTATTAGGGCGCACGCTATCAGAGTGGGAATATCGGACGGCGGCGGTTCACTTCAACACACACGCGCTATCAAGTTGCAGCGCCGCTGAGATTGAGAAAACCGTA